GGAGCAAGAGCGTTACGAGACGAAGGTGGAGAAAGAGAGGGAAGAGTTGACTTGGTCAAGAAGGCACAAGTTGATGGATGAGACCCCCCTTGTAGAACCCCCTTGGTATGACGAAGAGTCCCTTATAAAACGCATTGTGGAGAGGTTATCCCACAGTGTTAGATTTAATGAGGTCGTTCAGGAACGATGTATAACGCCACCCTCTTCTACCACCGCATCCTCGGTGACTTCAGTGGATGAGCGCGAAGAGATCGTCAATCAGTTGAAGGTCTTAAACGCACGTCTACACGCAATGGACAAGGCAAATCTCTCTGAGTGCAGTAGTTGTGGTGCACGGGTTAAAGATTTAGCCATACATAGAAAACGGTGCGCGCCCAAGGTGACGCGTCCCGAGTCAGCAAACCACGAGGGTGATGAGCAAACAACAGTAGCCACCACGCCTGCGGTTCATTTTTTAGGGAAAGGCTCACTGAAGCAGAAGCAAAAGACTTCGCCAGTGAGTATGAATACCTCGGACAAGGCATCTCAAGGTACGTCCCGGGCGGTGAACCGCTCGAGAATGACCGATGGGTGGGTGCGGCAGGCGATTGCCTACGCGCAGCCCAAGTTGGATATGGCTGGCCCAAGTTTGGCCACCAAGCGGAGATAAAGTCATTGGCCGTGCACGCAACTAAACAGAGGGGTCTGTCAACTGGTTATGAGAATTTACCAGATTTCAACAGGGTTGTTGGTAGAGTAGTCGATAAGCTACGACCTTTGCGTTGGCGTATACCAGAAGATTTCTTGACGTACGAGCATTTTTATCGTGTTGTCATGAGGTTGGAGTGGAATTCGTCACCTGGATACCCGTATTACCTAGATGCAGCCAGTAAAGGGCAGTACCTGGGTGTTAAGAACGGGATCCCAGATAAAGGCAAGGTCGATGCATTGTGGGGTTTTGTACAACAGCGATTGGCAAACCGTGACTCGGATCCAATTCGCGTTTTTGTTAAACCAGAAGCGCATACTAAAGAAAAGTTGGACGCGGGGCGGTATCGCCTTATTTATTCAGTATCGCTGGTTGACCACCTCATTGATGACATGCTATTCGGAGACTTTAACGACAAGGTAGTTGAGAATTACGTGTATACCCCGATTAAGGTAGGATGGTCTCCCTTGAAAGGCGGCTGGAAGCAGGTGCCTAGTTATAAGGTCGCGACTGATAATAGCAGCCACGATCAGAGTAGGCGCTTGTGGCAGTGTGATGCGACTTTGGCAGTTCGCACACAACTGTGTGAAAACATGACCCCCCTCTGGAAGGAATTGGCCACTTGGCGTTTTGAGAAATTGTACGTCGATGTGGTCATAGTTACGTCCGGTGGGAGCATGTTTAGGCAGCGCAACCCGGGGAGGCAAAAGAGTGGGTCTGTATTGACCCTTGTGGATAATTCACTCGACATGTTGATTGTGCATGCGAGTGTCGCAGATGAGTTAGGTGTGCCAATACCTGACTTATGGGCGATGGGAGACGATGTCCTAATGGACGAAGAGCCCAGTCCCGCGTATCAGAGGTGTTTGCGGAAGCATTCGATAGTCAAACACATACACCACGCGGGAGTTTGCTGGGTTTGTTTATGGTCCAGGGAGTGCTTGCGTGCCGATTTATGCAAGTAAGCACGCATTTAATTTGTTGCATTTGGATCCTAAAATAGCACATGAAACCATTCAATCCTATAGCCTGCTCTACCACCGTCATCCGGACCGCGATGATTATCGCGCGATGTTTCAGTCTTACGACCCCTCGCTGGAGTTGCCCAGCGTGGAAGAGTTGGACTTGATATTTGACGGTGAGGAGTAGACGGGCACTTCTAGGTGCAGAGGTCGGCGAGCATGGTTTCGTG